TCGTCAGCAACCTCTGCTTCAAGTCTTGCAAATTGTGTTCCACTTGTATTTTCAAATGAAACTAAAACTCTTGCTCTTTCTGGTTGAGTGCCAGACCCATAGGTGCCGTCTCTGTTTACTATTGAGAATGCTAGTCTTAATTGGTCTGTTGGAGAATTTTTTGTAAAGTCAACAGTTGTTCCACTTAATCTAATATAGTTTGATCCCGCTCCTATTTCAAAAGTATCTTGTGTTGGACCGCTATCTGATTCAATATCAAGATCAGCCTCATTGCCTTTTATCATAATTACATTGTTTAAAAATCTTGGTCTTTCATATCTTGCAACTCTTGGTGATTTAAAAAATATTGGATTGTCTGCACTTGTTTGAAATACTGGATCTGCTATAGCAATAATGTTGTCATAGTTTGGGGCATCCAACGCATTAGGTTCTGTATCAATTGCTACTGCAGATGCTGCCGTTACATATTGCCAATTTTCTGTTTGCGTAAACGCAAAAACTGTTTTACTATCATACGCTCCCGCAGAAGGATTAGAACCTGCAGAATATATTCCAATTTCAGATATTTCATATCTTTCTTCTGTTGGCAATTCTGCTGTTAGAACAATTTTATCTACTCCGTCTTCGTTTACAAAACCCCTAGAAGATATTGGAACACGAAACATTTCAAAATCTAAATTTGTTTTTGTTGAATAATCGCCAATTTCATCGGCGGTATCTAATGGAGTGGCACCACAACCAATAGCAATATATGAGGCGTAGGCAGGGGCCTGACCAAGTAAATATTTTGCAATAATAGATTTACCAGTATTAGTTATCATGAGGCGTAGTCTCCAAGATCTGCTTCATATATTGTACCACTTACGCTAATCTGTGTTTCTATTTGTTCATCAGGATTTATGTTAATAAATTCAATAATTAGGTCTCCTGTTGCGTTAAGGTATACGTTTTCTCCATTAGCCCCATTGCCAATTTGTGGAATCTTGTCTTCTAGTTTAATTGAAAATCCAGCAAAAAACTTGTCTGCGGTTTGCTGTAGGCTAAGGATATTGTTGGGATTATACCTTTGTTGAATGGCTGAAAGGTTTTTAATTGGTTGATATGATATTTTTTGTCCATTAACAATGTCAGATCTTGTTATGCTGATTAATTCTTGTCCGCCAATATTTTCAAATATTTGATCAAACATTCCATCTATAGGAACAGATTCTTCATCAAATAGTATAATGTCTAAAGTTGCAGTTTTAACTGGTGGGGGTGGGGTTACCACTATTGCGGTTGATAAAGAAGGGGCTGGAGGTGTTGCTGTTACGTAGTAATTTGCAACGTTTCCTCCAGTGTTAGTTGGATTTACAATTATTGCAGGATCTTTAGTAATTATTTCTGGAATAACAATCGCATCAACATTTTTTTGTATCATAGCAAGTTGATCCAGGATTGATTGAGCATCTGCTGCTATTTGTGAAGATGTTTTGGCTTTGACTACAGGGTTTTCTACTGGTCTGGAATTAGTATTTGGAGTGCCATATTTATTCAAAGTTTGCGTAAATGGCTTTGAAGGAACACGATCTTCTCTTGTATTAGCATTTTGAATTATTTTAGATTTGCCACCGCCTGAATTTTCACTTGCCATCTTACACCTCCGCCAAATAAAGATTCATTTCTGGACCATCTATTTTTCTTGTATATTCAATATTATAAACTATAAATCTAGAGTTAGGTGAAGTAACTAAATCTAAATTATTAGAATCTTTATAGTTAATTGTTACTATATCTCCAAGTTGAATTGTTGGAGTTGCAAATATTTTTAAACCAACTGATTTTTTAGGAACCATAAGTTTATCTATCATCCAACCCATTAAGTTTTCTGCATCATCTTGCGTCTGTATGTATGGAGTATCTAAGGTAAACTCATTGTTTCCATAAATCATTCTGCTTCTTTTAATTTCATCAAACCTTTGTTTTTCAACTTGAGGAGAAATAATCTGAGAAGATCCAGTTAATAATGGATTAGAAAAATTACTACGTTTTTTAAAGTATTCATCAACTGTTAATTCGTGGGTGGTATCTTGTGTAAATGTAACGCCTTGAATTCTTAAATAGTTACCGCTTGTTTCGTCAAGATTTAAGGCTGTGTCTGTAGCATTAAATATTAAAAACTCAGCACCGTATGAGTCTGCATAAAAACCAGATGAAACATAGCCTTTGATATTATTAAATGTTGGTGATAGTTTAGCGTAAAGTGCGGGATATGCACGATCATACTTAACATCAAAGTAAGCACACTCTCTCATTATTGAGCCAAACTCATCAAAGTATAAATTATATTTAGGTGGTTGTTGAGCACTAATTCCAGATAGATAAGTTGCTTGAACCATACCACTCATTGCATATTTTCTTAAAGATTCACTAGCACTTATTTCATTATCCCCAAAAGCAGATGATAATGTTTCTCCAACTGTAAAGACACTATTTTGAGAATAGTTCTGCGACAAAGCATAAATATTTTCAAACATAACTCTAGATGAACCACGAACAAAAGGAGCCATGTTATTATATATTGGTAGTGGGTCTGCATCATCTACAACTTTAATTAATTGATTATTAATATATAAATAGAATCTTCTTATTTTTCCTATGTCTTGATACTCTACTGCTAAATCATATACCGTCGGATTTTCTTCACCAGCCATTCTATACTGACCAGTAAACCTGCCATCGTCAACTATAATTTTTGCTAGACCACCGTAAAGTTTTACGGGAATTGCATTATTATTAGAAGCATCTTTTTTAATTTTATAAAAAACAACATTATTAATGGAAATGCTTGATTGATTATTTTTATCTAATTTTAAGTATGACTCTATATTATCTTCTGTTAATGCAGCAATTTCAAAATAATACCCATTATTAGTGGTTGGATTAAGCAATACTGCAAGACCTCCTGAGCCACCACCAATACTTACGTTTTGATTTGGTTGAACTCCAGCAACCTGGTAATAGGTTGTGCTTCCATTTGGCGTTTGACTACGAAGTTCGTTGTTTTCAATTTTTCCAATAATACGCATTCTTGTTCCAAAATGTTTATAAGAATTGTCTAATTGTTTATAAACATAAGAAACTAGATCAATTGGAGTTTCGGTTGTTTCAAAAGTTGGACCATTCATTACTAACGCTGATGATTGAATTGTTCCAGTTTTAGGAGATATGGTTGAGTTAACTGGAGTTTCCGTTGTATAACTTGAAGACATAAAGTTTTTAATTGTTCCGCCTCTTGATGTTTGTTGGGCTTTAGAGTTACTAACTCCTGCTGCTCCAATTGTAGTTGCTGGCAAAGAAATATTTTCAAGTAAGGTAGTTGTAAATAAATATTGAGTTTCCATGTCACAGCCTCTAACATAAGTATTATCTGACCAATAGGTATCTATTCCAGCAGTGTGACTTGTTATTGTTGTTCCAAATTGAGCACGTCCATGTTCATAAACTGCACCATTTTGTAAACGAGTAACACCATCAATGTCTTCATAAAATGGAACTGTGTAAATTCTTACCAGACCAGTTGGATATATTTTTCCGTTAAACGGCAAGGATCTAAAAAAGTTTTGATATTCTTGATTATTAGTAATCCACACATTACTGCTACCCTGCCTATGAGAAACTCTCCATGCCTGAATTTGTTCACCTTTTTGTGCTTCTGTAATTTCTCCGTTTGCAACTTTTTTATCTAAATTATCAATAACGCTTGTTGGTGCTAATCTTCCAGGTAAAACAATTTCTGGTTTAGATTCATCTAAATTTATGCCGTCTGATAATATTGGATACCAAATTGCAAGGGTAACATTAAACTGTGCAGCATCATATCTAATAACTTCTCCATTAGAATAAAAGTATCCTTGATATCTTGTAAGCCAATAAACGTTTTCTCCAAGATCAAAAACATTGTTTACTATTTTACGATTAATCACACTTGGTGGAGATATGGAAAGATCAGAGTTTAATGGCATTGCTCCTAAAATATATTTACCTTGTTTAGATGCAACCTCATTAATTGTTTTAGTTGAATCTGTTCCAGACACTTCCCATAAAAGTGCTGGCTTGTAAATCCAAGTTTTATCTATATCAATCATACTTGCTTGACGAACAGAACCATATGATCTTTGAATATACCTAGTTGTATAATTAATTTTTCCGTTATTATAAACCTTTTTGTCTTCAGATGCAATTGAAATAATATTTGGAAGCGTTCCAGATGATAAGTTTTCAACAATACCGCTAACAGAT